TTAATGATCCAGCATTTGTAACAATAGCCACGTTTGACGTAGAGCCCTCAATTTTTCCACCGTTAGGGCTAATTGTGATGGCGTTCGTTGCAGAAGTTGAAGCATAATCTTTTATGGTCACAGTGTCTCCGGCTGAAGGAGATGCCGGAAGAGATACTGTTATTCCACCAGATGTTGTGTTTACAGGATATGCTCTACCTGCCACTGCCGTGAAGTTTGTGGTTTGCACAGCCTGCCAAGAAAGTGCAGCGGTCGCCCAAACTCCATCCCCACGCAGAAATGTTGAGGAAGAAGGAGTTCCTGTCGCACTAATATCAGCAATAACAACTGCGCCTGCCGCAATAGCAGGGGTAGTTACAGCATTCGCAGCAATAGCCGCAGATGTAACAGCATTCGCAGCAATAGCATCAGCGGTCACAACCCCTGTTCCAAGTTGTGTTGGATTCAGTGGTGTAGAGGGAGGATAATTACCCTGATAACCCATCTGTCACGCTCACGTAATTTCAAGCAAGGACACAACTGCATCGGCTGTACCAGAAGCTGTTACAACCTGTGCGCGGATATAGTTTGCTGCTTCAAGAACAACCTTCTGATCACCACCAACAATCACGATAGATGATCCGACAGGAACAGGAACTTGATAAGCAAGGAAGTATGAACTCGCGCCCTTTACGACCTGCACGTTTACCGTGATGCTTGTCGTGTAGGTGTTAGCAAGTGAGAAACCAATGATCGTTGTCTGCGTTGCAGAAGGAGCCGTGTAAATGGTTGTGTAACCACCGCTCGTTATTGCAGACCCGTAACTCTTGAAAGTATTTGCCATGTTTTACCCCAGAGCGATTGCCAGAGCCACAGCCGTTCCGGCAGGGTCTACTTGAAGACTTGTTTGAGCACCAGACACCGTTGTAGCACCAGTGCCGCCATACGCAATTCCCAAAACACCAGACGTGATATTGGAAGCATCCACGGATGGAGCAGCCGTTGTCACTGAAGTAAGCTGGCCTTGGGCATTCACAGTAATAACAGGAATCGCCGTCGAAGAGCCATAGCTAGTGGCGCTAACTCCCGTGTTACTAATGCTGAAAGTCGTACCAACAAGGCTTAAGCCCGTGCCCGCAGAATACGTGATCGGTGCGCCAAACTGGATGAATACAATGTTCGTCGTGCCAACCGTAATCGGGAGCGGTGTTTGCTGGACCCAAGACGTGTTGGCGTTAGTTGTTCCTGATGTGACCAATAAAAAGTCACCGGCATCGATTTGATTTTGACCAGTTCCTGCCTCGTCAAAGTCCGCAGCGCGTGTCATGACCCATGCAGTAGAGCCATTACCAACTGTCGTGACAGTATAGACCCCATTATAAGGAGCGTTTGTTGAGGTCTCATTCTTGACGAGAATGCGGTCATTAACCGACGGAGTGCTTCCGTCGATGCTCAATGCGCCGACAGCATTCGCCGTAAGCGTCGCGCCGACACCACTTGTACCATTGTTATAGGTGTACGCTGGCAGCGTAGTCGTTGTGGCGTACTTACAGGCTTGGTGAAAGTTCAGACCCTGAGCGGTTGAGTCAACATAGGTCTTGTTAACAAGATCATACGCTCCGGTGGGAACCGTGACCGTCGTACCACCAGTGATGACGGGAGATGTCAGTGTCTTGTTTGTGAGCGTCTGCGTTCCTGTCAGTGTCACGACATTCGAGCTGGTGCTCAACGCACCTGCTGACAGTGTCAGTTCACCACTAACGGAGATCTCTTCCGCAGCACCTGTACCAGCCGTGGTACGTCCAAGAAGCCTGTTTGTAGCAAGCAACAAGTCATGGTCATCGTTCCAGTTCGACGGCCTGACAATACTGGTGTCAGCGTCGTCCGGTACAGAACTGACGAACTTGTGCTTGAGCGAAACGGTCATGTATCATCACGCGATACGAATAATGGCGTTACTTGCGTCTGCCGCCGGGAACACGATGGTGAACGTACCTGCCGAAGCCGTCTTGTCGGAGCCGAAGTCCAACACGACAACTGACGGATTGGTGTATGCACCGCTGCTCGGCGTTGTGTTGTAGATCAACGCGCCGCGAGCCGTGAACGAGGCTGAAGCCCAAGACGTATCGGCAAAGTCCGTAAACGCCGTCGTGCCAGAGGATGTCGGATCGATACGGGTAAGAGTGTTACCCCCTGCCACGTAAGCCGAACCCGCCGTATTGGTCGTTTCACCGGACGTCGTATAGGCCGTTGTCGAAGCGTCCAACGTCGCGCTGTTTGTGTAAAGCGCGATCTTGAACGTGTCACCGCCTGACAGCCTGAAGTCGTGGACGGCTTCCAAAAGCTGCTGCTTGAAAGACGTACACATATAGTTACCGGAGAATGCCATTATTCTCTCCTTATCCCTGTAACAATTGGCTGGCGACGGTCGATCTATCGCACTCAATAGCCTGTTTCATGTAATAGAGTATAACCTGCTCGACCTGTTTTTGAAAGGCTCTAGCCTGCTCCCCGATCACCGGAGGAGCAGAATCTGAGACCTGTACAATCCTCTGTGCAGCTCGGTGCGCCCAGAACTCCGGGGACTGCCCGCCGTTACTAGATGTCACGACATCCACAGAAATTGTAGGCATGTGCATAGCTTGCGTAAGCATCAGTTAGCCTTAACCCTAATAAGACCATCACGATAGGCGTCCACATCCTCACGGCCTTCACCGTAGTTCTTGAGGCGGGCAAGAGCCTCCATGAACCGCTGGTTGTAGGTGTTAAGAAGATCCTGTTCACCCTTCATGAAGGTATAAGCCTCGACCAAGCAGCCATAAAGCAGGGCTTCCTGACCATAATTGCTGATCCACGTACCGCTCGTTTCCACCGTCAGGCTGGCCGGACGATAGAAATAATGCAGCTCAACGGCATAGTTGCTGTTCGGAACTGGGGCCAGAATGAAGTTATTGATGTCGAAAAACGCGTAATACTTCGGAACGCCAGTGGCCCCTGTTGGGTTATATTCCTGAAGATATTCGACGTCCTTCTGGAGCAAGAAGCTCGTTGACCCCGCCGATGTCACCGACAGACTGAAGGCATTCAGATAGTCCGATGGAACAGCTAAGTACTTGTTCCCACTCGTTAAATTGGCTGTCTGATTCTTACGGAAGAATTGCAGATCGACGTTGAACAGAATCCGTTCTTCCGTGTTCAGGATGAACTGGTCTATCTGGCTGTTGAAGGTCGTCTCGTCATACTGTGTCCAATCCTTAATGGCCTGAACCAGTGTAGCGTATGTCCATGCCATCAGGTGATCTCCACAGTAACAACACCGACCTGAGTAATCCCTTGAAGCAAGGAATTTTGCAAGAACGGAAATTGCCAATCTTGCACGGGCACATCCATCGGCTCATTCCGTGACAGACGCGGCTCATACAAAGCCTGCGGTTCCGTCGGCGGATAAATAGGACTCAGTTGCGGATGCTTGATTTCCCAGCATTCCGGGCAGGTCTTCAGGCCATTCCACTCCTTACGGAGCTGCAAGTAGTCATACTGAAACCCGCACCGGTCGCAGATGGCTACAGCATAGGAACCGTAAGCAAAACGTGTCATGTCAACACGCGGTAGGAGCTTCTTCCCGGCGTCAGGTTCAGAGAAGCCCTATCCCTGTCTTCAGTTGCGGCTCTGATAAACTCTTCGTCGTAGACTGCCTTGAGCAAGGCAACACGCTCCGGAGCCTTCTTGATCGCCAGATAATATGCCAGCCCTGCTGCAAGGCAGGGGTAGAAACGGAACGGCATTTCCATCGTATTTACGCCTGACGAGGCATCATCCATACGCGTCAGCTTCGTTACGATGACTTCGTAGTTGTTGTCAGGAGCAGGCCAGACATACAGAACTGGGGTGATCTGACGGTCGATATAGTACTGAGTCGGCTGGCCCGTCGTCAGTTTGTTGGGGATATTGTTGTAATATTCCCGGCTGACACGGTCCATTGTCAGGTCCGCTTGTGACGCTGTCCCCTGACCTGTCGGCATACGGCAGATCGACTGAATGACATCGATGTCGTACGAGGCGAGGTTGTAGGTCGGCGTACCGGGGACCATCGTGATCGTCTGGTTTTCAATTGTCCATTGAAGAAGGCCACGGTTGGCCCAATCGGCCAAGACGAGGTTAAGGCTACGACGCGCTGTACGCTGATCGTAACCTGTTCTTACCTCAATCCCGCACCGCTCATACGCCTCTTCGATGTATTCAGCGACGTCGAGTTCAAAGGACTTTGTCCCAGAAGTAGCCATAATTAGCAGCCTTTACCGCTCTTCATCATACCGCCCTTGTTCATCTTGACGGTCTTTTTCTTTGCC